ATCTCCTTGACATGACGGATACGTTCGTCTGCGTTTTTGTTCATGTCAATGAGGTCAGGTTCGTATACAGTAAGTTCACCACTCTCTTTGTTCATGGCAAGGAAAGCTGCCTTGTCCCACTGACCAGCCTGTTTGTATGAACTGATCTGGCCGATGTAACCAAAGGCATCATCCTCTGGCAGAGTACCATCCTTGAACTTCTTGAAAGAGAACTTGCTGGCCGACTTAACATCAACCAAGACGCCATCAATAACACAGTCGATGTGACCTTTGACACCCTCAAGTTCTACCTCCTTCTGGCTGTCACTTACATCATGTCCTGCTGCTTTGGCAAGGAACAACACAAGTGCTTCGATGATGTCACCATACAGGAACTTGATACGGGTGGCTGGTCGCAGTTCTTCTTTCGGCGCACCGTTAACCTCGTACCATAGTTGCCTGTCTGGTTTACCCACGTTAGACATACGGACAGTGTTTCTGTCATGACGCTCCTCTTTAAGAAGTTGACGGCGAAGCGCCCACTCCACATCAGATACAAAGTTGTGGATTGCCACGTCATCTATACGGTCAACTCCTTCATCAACCATGTTCATGATGTCTTCAACAAGAGTTTCAAACTTCGCCGTCATATCAACTACTCCTTATTCGTCAGAGAAAAGTGCATCGATGTCGTCATCCATGTCACTGACCGGGGCAGCAACAGAGTCAGCAAAGTCAGGGTCAATGTCCTGTTCATACTTGGCCAACTCAGTAACTTGGATAACCTTTGCCGAAGCAGAGACACCCTTCTTACCTTTGAAGGACCACTCATAGGCACCGATCTTGATTCGTGCTTTGGTACCGTTGCCGATAACCTTTGGATCAACAACCTCAACACCCTGCTTGAACAGAACCTTGAACGGGTATGCCGACTTGGCAGTGAGGAACTCACCACGATCCGGCTTGTCACTGTCCTCATCAACACTGTCGCTTCGTACGTTCAGACCAAGACCCTGCAGTCCTTTGACTGCATCCTTAGTAAGCTGACCAAGATCAACCTGATACTTACCCGACATCTCATTCTTCTTTGTCAGGTTAGGCCAGAACAACGTAGCTTCAATGATGATGTTCTCGTTATCTTGCTTAGACATAGTGAATATACTCCTTGTTTTTCACTGTAGTAATTATATTGTACACTCTGCTGCACAGTGTGTCAATGGGTTTCTGTCCAGTTATTTCCTATTCTGTATTCTCCGTCAAGTGGACACTTCATCTTAAAGTATACACCTGCATTGATGATACTGTCAACAACAATCTTACCTACTTCATCAGCCTGATCCTTTCGTACTTCAATCTGAAACTCATCATGAACAATGGCCACCATCTTGGCGTCAAGTTTTCTCTTTGCAACTTCAACATGCCAATCGATCATGGCCTTTTTCATAACACACGACTCAGCCCCTTGGAGGTAACAAGACAGGGCAAAGTGTTCACTCTTAATCTCAATCTTTCTGCCGTCCAGACCAACTAAACGTCCAGACTTAGCTGCCTTTGCTGCTCGTTCTTTGAGTCTGGCAAGGGCAGGGATACTTTCAAGAAACTGTGTCTTGACTCGTCTTCCGAATACACTGTCACCTCCACAGATAAGCCCAACCTTTTCATCTCCGGCTCCAAGCAACCAAGCGTAGATGAAAGTCTTTGCAACACTTCGTTTACTCCACTGTCCATGTTCTTCATCCCATTCTCCTTTGTCTATTCCCATGGCTTCAAGGTTCTTAGTGTGTATGTCACCATCAACGACTTCTCTGGTGTAGTCAGGGTCATCCATGTAGTGCGCCAGAACTCTGAGTTGGATACCAGAAGCGTCAACACCCAGAAGAGTATGAGTATCAGGGTTACCGACTGTATAACAAGAGCGACACTCTTCTCCATAGGGAGAGTCTGCGCCCGGTATGTTCGCCATATTAGGGCTGTTGTGAGACATGCGATGAGTAACAGCACCAATGGAAAATACTGAGCCATGTACTCTGTCATCTGATCCAAGAGCATCTAACCATCCTTCCACTTCCTTGTATCTGGCAACAAGCATTGCATACCTGCCAAGTTTCTTAAGACCCTGCGGTGCATCATCGCTGATGGTTGCAAGGTTCTCATCACATATCTGCCACATATACTGTTGGCGTTTGTCAAACTCTTCCTGTGTTATTTCCTTGGCATGTAGCTTGTCGTTAAGTTTACGATACCCCTTTGTCCTGATGGTTGGTGACCAGTATGGATTAAGACGTTCCACCTTCTGCTTGGGACTGTTAAGGTCTAACTCAGTCCATTCAATAGCGGAGAAGGGACCGACACAATCTTTCCAGTTACCGCCAAGTGGTTTTTTCAGACCCACACTGGACAGCAAACCATCCTTCTTGTACTTGGGAGTACGCTCATCAACAAACTTAGGAATGGCTGGCAACTCAGACAGAATCTCAGATGCAAGTTTGTTAGACTCATTACCGAACATGGCGAAAAGCTGATGAGCCTTCCTCACATCAAGAGCGAAGCCGGTCTGACACATCTCATCAACAAGGTACTGAGACAGGTGTTCAATCTGACTGGCGTGTTCGCTTCCGTACTTTCCGCCCTCTGACTTTAGATAACAGGCTACCTTGTAGGTTAACTCAACGTCATTGATACAGTACTCAAGCATCTCCTCACTATACTCAGAGAAGTCTTTGAAGGGTAGCTTTGGGAAGTTGAGGATGGTACCCCAATTGTCTAGGCTGTGTCCACCTTGTCTGGTATACATCTGTAACCGTGACACAAGGAGAGTATCAGTAACTCTGTTGGGTTTGATCTTCATGTTAAGTATCTTCTTCAATACCCTCATGTCATACCCAAGAAAGTTATGACCAATCCAATGATGAACATTATCTTCAGCCCACTGAGGGAACTCACCGATAGTGTCAGGTGTCCATTGGAATAACTCACCTGTCTCGTAGTCTTTGCAGACGATACACCAGATACGTGACACAGTAGACAGCAACCCATCAGCTTCAAGGTCACAGACTACTGTACGTTTTGTCATTTTACATGCTCCACTATTACATCTGTTGTATGCCACTTATAACATAGTAAACAATCTTTGCATTTTTGTCCAGTACAATTTGCCTCACCCTTATACTTATCAGTGACATTGTTGAACACCCTGTCAAAGAAACGAGGCGGTGTCTCCATTACCTTGTCAATCTGTGGGTTGGAGAAGATCAGGATCATGTTGTCAGGCATCGGCCACCGCTTGCAGTACTGACTTATGATGTCACGGCGCTTAGTCCATAACGCAAAGGTTGTATGAGGGTTATGTTCTGCAATCTTAACGTAGTTCCTGAAGTGGGTGGCATTGATTAGTTCACCATGACTATCGAACCTAAAGTATTTGTCAAGTATGGTGGGTAACTCATCAGTCTTAAGCACACGACTACTTAGTAGATCAGAGTTACGTTGCAGTGCAGGTGCAGTATTCTTACGATAAGTGGTAAGCATAGACATAGAGTAACACTCGCCGCAGATCGTATCAGTCTTGTTCATCTTTTGACAGAAAGGGTTGGTGACAGTGTTGACACTGATACTTCTGAACCCTTCCAGTTTACCGCTCATCTTGCTGATATGTACAGGTGACTTAACCATGGTTCTTTCTCCATTCATGATCGATCAGGATACGTTGAGGGTTACAGTTGGTATGTTTACGTGGTTTACCCAGCTTTGGTGTGACACTGCCCATCAGATGTTTACTTCCTCTGAACCCACTGATGACAGAAGCAACGAAGTGATCCTGTTGTACATCAAGGATGTAGTACCAACGTGGGCCACCATGTTTCATCATCTTAACAATCCTGTCTCCCTTCCTAACTTCAGTGCCAAACGCATCAACAACTCTGCCGTTGTGTCTCCATCGGTATAGGTGTCTACCTCCGACGTGGACATATTCACCATTAACTTCTTTAGCTTGAAGTGCTGGCATCATTCATCTCCTTCATCATATACTTCAGTCAGGCGTCCGGTGAACTCATCGTAATGTACCTTGGATGTGGGTCCAGTCTTACCACTGAAGCGGTTCTTTAGCACACGGATGAGTGTTGTGTTCCGTTCAATCTCACACTCTGCTTGTCCGTTACGTTCCAGTCCAAGGACGATGTTAGATAGCTGGCCAATTCCTGCCGTTCCTCGTAAATCTGCGAGGCTAGTCGTTGCACCTTCTTCATGGGGCTTCCCTGCCTGTCGCTTGGAATGACAGACTGTAAGTAGGCATATATCAAGTTCGATTGCAAGTGCTTTGAGTTTGTGTGCGATCTCATCAAGCATCTTCCTTTCATCACCGGGGTTGTCAGAGACCATGAAAGAGATATGGTCAAGCACAATCAGCTTACAGTCAAGACCTCTGGCAAAGAATGTGATCTTGTCACCAAGATATTCGATGCTGTTGTCCCGCCAACTGTCGCTGAGTGTATGCACCCTGTCCGTACCCCATGTCTTCATGTATGCATCACGTAGTTCCTCGTTGGTGTAGTGGGTATCAGGGAGGTGGAATGGTTTGTTACCTTGAATAGATGCCAGACCCATAGCTGTCTCGTACGATGACTCCTCAAGGTAGAGGGTGCCAATGTTCTCCTCAGTGGTGGTCATGGCAAAGTGTGTGATCTCGCGTAGGAAGGATGACTTACCCATACCTGAACCACCTGTGATGACAACCATCTCACCGGGACGCATGCCGTATGTCTTTTTATTCAACTCATCCCATGGGTACTGGAACATTGCCTCACGCCGTGGTTGTTGTGCAATCTCCCACATGGTATCGAAGCCAGAAAGGATGTCATCAGGCTTGTATGTCTCAGCCGCCCACCATGCTGCTGTGTACTGCGACTCCATCCCTTTCATCAGGTAGTCGTTGACATCATACCCCGGTTTGAACTTGACGATCTTGGCTTTTTTGGGGAAGAGTGAGGCCACTGCCTTTGCTGCCTTCTGTCCTGCATCATCTTGGTCAAAGGCAATGACGATAGACTCAAAGCTATTCAGATACTCGAACGATTTTTTACAGTTCTTGTATGCCTCACTGCTTGACTTGACACCGACAACAGGAAACTTGGAACCGTTCAACTGGTACCCTGCCATGGTATCACACTCACCCTCACACAGAGTAATAATCTTACCACCTGAGTTGAACTTGTCCTGTCCAAACAGCACACCGGCCTTTGGGTTGCCGACTTGAGGGAAGGTCTTGTCAGCAACAACACGTTTTTTCCATGCCACCAATTCACCATCAGCATTCATGTACGGATACCAATGTTCAGTGATGACACCATTCTCAAGTAACAGGCGTACACCATACTGACGCACAGTTTCTTTGCTGATGTTCCTGTCTTTGATAGGACCAACAACAGTACCATCTGGATCAGGTAACTTACTCTCCTTCAGAGGCACAACATTATCTTCTGCTTGCATAGGTTTACTTTCTTTCCATATTCTGTTCTCACAACTGAAACAAAAGAAGTGATCCTCCCATTCACCATTACAATCACTGCCGCCACACTTCTCACACGGCACATGACGAAGGAACTTAGGTTCACTCATTTCTTTTTCCATCATCAATACCATACCCTTCCCAGTCTTCATCGTTACTAACCCAACTTTGGTAGCTTTCATCTTTACACTTACCGCACGGTTCAAACTTACCAGTGCGAGGGTCTTTCATAATCTCATGTGGCTCAAGGATAACGTCACAGATATAACATCGCATTTTATTTCTCCAAAAAGACAGAGGACTTACACCGACATGGATGCCTCTGTTAGTTAAGTTAGAAAGGGAAGTCGTCGAAGTCGTCTCCTTCAGAATCATAACGACCATCAACCCAACCTTCCTCGTACCCGTTATACTCATCACTAAAATCAGGATACGGGTTGTCATAGGAAAGGTCATTGATACCATCACGGTACCCAACGTCATAAGCCATGTCACCATACACCGGGCGAGAGGACAGGGTATCTTTCTCTTTGTCCATATGTTCAAGGACAACCTCATACCGACAGCACCGTCCCTTGGAATTGTTGTAGTCAACAGGGATAGACACCACATCAGCAGGGTTGATCTTGATAATCATCGTATGCCCATTATGACCCCATGCACTGTTAAGATATTCGATAGAGCAAAAGTGTAACCCGGCAGAGCAGGTCTGATTAGGATCATCCATCACCTGATTACGTTCCATCTCACAGACAGACCCAATAGAGTTATCAAAGGTGCCGCTGTACTTATCCTTGTAGTTATGGTCAACGTTTTTGTATGCAAGGAAGTGACCATCAGTTGTAATAGGTAGGTTGTTACACTCAAGGAAGCGGTACAGTTCATTGATGGCCCTGCTGCTGGGGTTCTGCATCAGGTTCTCAAGGAACTTCAGCATCGGGTTAACATCATACCCCTCACGTACCATGGACAGAATACGCTTAGTCAATGAGTTGTCCAGTTGTTTGTCATTCCAGTAGACAACTCCATTCAAGACATAGACCTGCCCTTGACCAAAGTCATTGATAGTCTGGGCAGCATCAGCAGCTTTCACAGCCATCTCATAGTCACCTGCCTTCAGATACTGGACAATAGTGGCATAGCTGATGTGATCTTTTGGAACAACCAGAGTCTTACCGTCAGTGATGATGGTGATCTGGGACGAAGTCACAAGGTAGTTACTAATCATAGTGAGATTCCTTTCTCGTTTACATAATGGACCATCTTAATGTACTTACCTACATCATCGTACGATGGAATAGATCGATCAGACAACATAGGATACTCTTTAGTTATCTTCTTAGTCAGTGTATCTCCGTATATACTTAATCTATTTCTCCTGTCTTTTACACCTACGATGTTTACTGCATAGTTAATGATGTCTTTCTTATTGATATCTTTGATACCATAAAATACATCACGTTTATCAAGACATACTTTATAGTAACCTGTCTTGATCCCTTTGTCAACAGGTATCTTCAACTCAGTCATAACATGGTCAACCTGTTGCGCTAATGTGTACTTGACAAGTGAACCTTTATACTCAGATACCATCTCATCTACCAACTTGAAAGCATCTTCATAGCTGATATAATTAGGATGATCCTTCAGTTTGTTCTTGACATTGGCAGGACACCCATAAACAACAGTGTCATGTGGTATAAGGTTGTACCTTTTCCATATCTTGATAGTCTCTTGGATGGTGCTGTTAGATGTCCATCTGAACCCATCCTCAAAGTCAGGCTCATTAGATTTAAGGTTGACATAGATGCCGGTGTTAGCGTCAAGGTCAAGGTCACCGGGGTATTCATCCCAATAGTCCTTGGCAGTATAGTACGCCTTCATGTTCAAGACCTTAACCTTGGCCAACTTTTTACGCTGAGATGGTGGCACATAGGTACGTTGTGCTTTGATATCAGGTACATCTTGATCGAAGTCAATGATGCTGTCTTCACCAAGTCCGACATTAGTCTTGATCCAATCAAGTGCAACCTGACGTTTATTATCAGGGTACTCAATCAACCTGCAATCTACATTGCCGTAGTTGTTCTTGACATATTCCAACAGACGAGAGGGTTTACGTACAGCTTTATAGTGAACAATAAACCAGACAGTAAGATTACTGGTGTAAGACAGACGTATCTTACCCTTGTCATACTTAGTTTGGTACGCATCAGACAGGCTCATTGTCTTACGGCTAAACTTATATGATGATACGATGTAATAGTTAAGGTCATCATCAAAGTCTACACTGATAACAGTGTTAACTTCGCTACCTTTCCACTTCAACTTAACACCTGACAGATGAACCAAGGTGTTGCCGTTGACAAAAGCCATAGCTTCCCATGGTGTAGTCAATGTGTCTATCTGCTGTTGTGCACTGACCTTGAACTCCTCAATAATATCCTCACACTTCTGCCTGATAACTTTGATTGTACGAGGGGAGTACAGGATATCTTCACGAGACAGAGGCAGATCAACTGCACCAATTGGCAGAGTGATGTCAAGATTAGACCTGAGTAGTTTACCAACAGGATCAGAGTACCCATCCCTGATCTTCTCATCGTCAACAGGGTACCATAGATTACCCATGATAATTCTACTTTGCGTTGAGTACTCATAGTCTTTCTTTTTACGTAGACTCCACCCATTTCCGGATGTAATATACTCAGGCTCAAGCCAATCAACTTCAACGTTTGTCTCAGGTTTAGGGTTGAAGTACTTGAGAGCGCTGACAAATTTGTCCTTCATCTTGTTAAAGTCAGACCGTTCAACAGGTACCCTGATCTCAAGTCCGTTAGGCTCATCAGTCTTGACAGGGGCAGTCAACTCAACAAACTGAGCCGCACCCTTCTCATCCTTGTACGCGCTAAACGTGTACTTAATTCCATCAAACCTGTCGATGATGGTGTACTGATCTGACATGGTGAACGGTACTTTCATACCGATACCAAACCCGCCGACTGATGTGTTGTCCTTGTCCTTGGTACTGGCACCGATACCGGCAGCATACTTGACAAGATCATCCCTGCTCAGACCAATGCCGTTGTCAATGACAGCAAACCATGGTTCAAGATCAGTAGGCAGATGGACTGTGAAGTTTGGATCAACCTCACTTGCGTTCTGACATATCTCCCTGACAGTGGCAGAAATAGGGTCTTTGTACACACCGTCAAGTATCAGTGACATAAACTTCTGACTGTCACTGACAACAAACTCATGTGTCTGTTGCAGACCCATAGACAGAACATCATTTACAACTTCATCAGGTAGAACTCTCATTAATACCACTCCTTCACCAATCTGACACGCTGTTCAACGCAGTCATGGATCACTTCACGTTTAACTCCACGTCCGATATAAGCACCCTTTTCATAACACGGTGGTACTTCTTTACTGAACGTGAACTTAGGTTGGGTTGTGGATGCACGGTACACCTCACACATCCTGACCCAGTTGTTGCGTCGTGGTTTAGAGTACCCCTTTTCCCAGTTGGTTAAGGTCAGTATAGAAACACCCATCATTCTGGCAGCATCAATACGGCTGATGCCAAGACTGATACGTATTTGGGCAAGGTTGTTGCCACGAGGTGAGGTGATATCCGGGCCAAACGTCTTGGTCTCTACGATTTTTCCATCAAAAGGCATTGGTCTTACTCCTGTTCTGGTAGGTTGGTTGGAATGTATAGGTGGCAGTACCCGTTGTCCTTACGAGGATCAGCGCTGAGTATTGCATGGTCGGCATAGTCAGGGTTGTTTTGATACTTCTGGTGCCTGTCACAGTGACTGCTGAACATACACTCACTGATCGGACACACAAACATCTGGTTCATGGCAGCATATCCTCACTGAGATTATCCACATCAGCCTCATCGATCCAGTCATCTGCAAATTGCTTTGCATAATGGTGAGGACTGCTGACAAGACTGTCTTCTGCACGGTCGTATGCAAATTCATAAAGCACATCCCATGCGTATCGTTTCTCTATTTCATTTGCGTATTTCATTTGAATACTCCTAGTTTATACAACTGTTCCTCATGATAACGATAGCCTGTGTTGTAGTCCTCAAGACTATCGCACAAATCAGTACGCCAGCCCCCTGCATTGCCGTTGCAACACATATGGTAGAACGGTCGGCTTTGGTAACACCCTACAGGATACTTACCGTCAAAGAAACGACGAAGGCTACAATGCCACCAATACCACAGACGGTATTTAATCTTGTACATCGTCAGATGATACAGCTTTTTCATAGGAACCACTCCGGTTTAGTTGAAGGTAAAGTCCATTTACATATGTCACGTTTGGCATTACGGTAGTAGTCACGATATGCTGTGACAGGATCAGGATGTTTGTACTCATCAGGCATTGCTAACTTGACACGTGTACCACCCACATCTGAGATAAGTTTAGGCGGCACCATCAGTGTGTGTAGTAGTTCATCACGCTCAAGTTTATGTGTCTTGTAGTACCGCTCAGTGTACTCGTCGCAACAGTAAGACAACAGAGACCACACGTACATGTAGTTGTTGACACACTCACGCACCCAGACAGCAGACGGATGATTGATATGCGTAGGTTTATACAGTCCGTCAGGCACATTATCACCGTCAATAACATGGTGCGCCGTACTCAATAGTTGACCGTATTCCAGTATCATTTTGACTACATGCTTATCGCAATGATACTTGGCACACAACGCAGGGTCATGGTCCAGATAAAATATATTCATTCCCATTCATCCTTCTCAAAGATATCTGTCCACCCCATCACTGATGCGATAAGGTACACCACCGCCAAACACACAACATATCCGACTATGATTTCAAACATGACGTTGATCCCACAGACTACGGATGTCTCGTGTTGCTGCCCGGTAGACTGACCATTGACGGGTATCCTGTGCAATCCGTGCCGTCCGACACAGACTACGCAATTGTCCTCGTACACTGATATCAGCATAGAGGGTGTGTTTAGGTATGATAAACATTACTTATCCTCCTCATGTAAACGTTCCCATAACTGACGCAACGTGACGGTCTCTCCTGTGTCCTCGTTAGTCAGTTCAATATCTTCACAGTCCTCGCACCATTCAAACCAGTCACCGCCAAGCACCATAATCTTGGTACCATCAGGGTATCGCTCAGTCGGTTTAGGTCTGCGTGTATCACAGAATCCACAGTGATTAGCCATTACCTATTCTCCCATTTACGTGCGATGAAATCAGCGTATTCAATAGCGGCATAGGGATTATCGAACCCTGCTATGATACACCGCACAGTTGGTTTACGATAACACACGTAGTATGGAAAGGTATCAGGTGTTTCTATGACAAGCGAATCACCCTCAACAACATACGCCCTACCGTTTTGATAGTAGGGATTATCCATATACTTTCTCCCTGTTTTCAACAAACACAGTGAACCGTTCAGTACGACCATCCAACCACACAGTCGGATTAATACCGGCATTACGCAACGACTCCGCAAACAGACGCGCCTCACCACGATCAGCGAACACGTATTCAGTACCAGAGCCACCCATCATGACATCAGTCACTTTGAATTGCATCATTACACTTTCTCCTATTGACAAACATACTCTTGTGAACCTGCGAAGGCACAGTTAATTATCTCAGGTCAACGGACGGGACTTTTGCACCCAACTGACGCTTCATAAAGTCAAGCATTTCTTTGGCGTCATTGTTCAAAGCAGTCCGCTTGGAGTATTTATTCAGGACACGCGCCAAATCCTTGGCAATGTCTTCCGTCCCGAACTCTAAAGCATCTTCCTCTTGACGAGCCACACCTACCCAATAGTTTTCAAGTGATGCAGCAACAGTGTTTGCACGATCATCACGTTTGTTCTCAACGTCACGCACAAACTTTTTGTCCTCGTTGGAATACACTTGGTCGGAATACATCTCGACCCACTGACGGTACTTATGCGCACCGACACCTGCGTCAAGAAGCCAAGACAAAACTTGATTGATCTTGCCGTGGTCGCCGTGTTGCTCATAGTGATTCAGCGCGTACAGAGACGCATCCCACAAGTCTTTTTTGCCGTTCTTTAGACGCTTCACACCTTGGGTGCCTACGCTTTGGAACTGACTGTCGGACTTAATGCGGAGTTTGATTTGCTTGGTCATGGCATACCTACCTTTCACGTATAGGATTTGCCTTCGCAAGCTCACAAGAATATGTCACGTATGGCCGACACACTGGTCTATTCTGCTACTAGGTGCGATAGATTGTTGTCATCGGTTGCCCATGTACTTACACACTGGACAGACCAGCCGACTAATCCCGCCACCCACAATAGACACGGGTATCTTATTACTGGATTTACAGCGTTGACCTTGGGCTGCATGGGTTTGTCAGACCCTACTTACAGCCTAGTCATTACTTTAGCTGGATTTACAGCGCCATTACAGGCACCCACCAAGCCATACGGTCAGGTTAGGGCAAACTAGTCGCCCACTAAGTAGGTCAGCATTATTGACCTACTATGCGGATTACCAGATTCCGTTATTCTTTATCCGCCTTGCGGTTTTCCAGTTATAAGACCAGTCAACCTTGGGCGAGCCGACAGGCATAAGATTAGCCAAGTTACTTCTAGTAAGAGAACGGTCACCGGGTACTGCTCGCGCACGTATCCCCTGAGCATACGTCAGCAGTTCACGCTCACGTTTCTTCGCCCGTTCCCGTTTGCCAAGTCGCGCCATTAGACACACTCCAACAAAGGGTTATATTCAATTTCCATGCTAGGATTTAATATCATCAATATGATGATCACCTAACAAATACATACTGCCAGAACCCCTAGGTGGTGTCTACAAAAAAATGCATTATTTTATTGTTTTGTTTGGGTCATTTACGCAACATTGTTTCGTATATGGTGCCGGTATAGTTGGCATAGCTTTTGCATAGGGATCGATCTGGCATGATAATTGCATGGCAATGGGGCTGGCATAAGTTGGCATAGTTCTTGCATTGTCAATGGGCTAGGGCATTGTTGGCATGGTCTTTGCATGTCTCAATAAAAAGGTCAGCATCACTTACCTATTATTGGCATGACTATTGCATAGGCCCAACATTGCAATCGATAATCATTCGCAACTGGGCCAGCACCGGCAGACTGTAATGCAACTAAGAAGCATTCTCAATTGTTGACTGGGGAGGGCAAGGGGGGTTAGGGGTGCTGCTGTGTGTTTTTACATACCAACAATTTTACTAACAGAAATTCGGCTATAGAAGATTTAACTTGACAAAGGTGGTATAAATAATATATAATATAGTTAGCAATTGAGATTAAATATCTTAATTATCCATTTATTCTTTCCGTCTTTAGAGTTCTGTAGGGTTACTGCAGAGCATACTATATAGATACTCTACTTACGTCTTCTGATCAATATATGGACTCTGCCGCAAACAGAGTTACTGCCAGCACTATTACCTCTTGACTTTTCTTTTTGTCTAAGGTATAATTAGAGTATGATTAGATTTCTTTCCCCTTTCATTCTGTCTCTGATGGCGATTATTCCGACCAAAGGATATGCGTTCGAAGTAGGCGAAACGTTCCCGGCTAGCTATGTCTGTAAGTCTAAAGAACTTGTTATGCAGGTTGCAGAGAAAGACGTAGAAGATACCAAAAGGGCCAGTGAACTTATGGCAATGTTCTTCCGCATAGGTCAGTGTATTCCTGTCAATGGGCATGTGGTGTTTGTCAAAGAAGTCCTTCTAGACTATGAAGACTCTGAAGGCGTATTCACCCAAGTCCTTGGTGTCCTTGCCAAAGCAGGTCCAGACCAACCAACCTTCTACGTAATCGTAATTCCTGAGACTAAGAAAATATGATCTACCCTGAACTGAAAGACAGAATGAAGGATAAGCTGGGACGGTACCGCACCATGTCCCTGTTCCGTGAGTTTTATCTGAATGAAGAAGGAAGTGATCTTGAGCCGGTCTATTGTCTTAAAGATGAAGACCCACAAGGTAAACTTCCTTCTCTGAAACAGATGTACATGGAAATCGGAGACCCCACCGAATACGAGTTCGCCATCCAAGCTTTCGGTTCATACCAACACTGGTTAAAGATCAAAAACGCCAGAGCCATCAAGAAGTTTGTGGAAGACTGGCCTATTGAGTTAGAAGTAAAGCTACGTAGTGAAGGTATCAGGTCTGTGGTGGATGAGGCTTTGAATGGTAAGTCAAAGTTTAATGCTGCCAAGTTCCTTGCCAAAGGAGAATGGAAAGAATCCCACAGCAAGCGTGGCCGACCCAGCAAAGAAGAAGTAGAGCGTGAGGTTAAGATCGCTGCCAAGTTAGATGCAGAGATCGGCGCAGATGCACAACGACTGGGCCTGTCAGTGGTAAACGGGGATAAAGAATGAGTGGTGTATCCACTGAAGACATTCGTCGGGCTGCAGAACAAGACCTAATTACCTTTATCAAACTCATTGCACCTCAGACTGTCCTTGGTCATGTGCATGAGGAACTCTGTCATTGGTGGACCAGAGAAGAAGCCAAGTCACAACAGCTTACCCTCCTCCCCCGTGACCATCAGAAGAGCCGTATGGTTGCCTACAGAGTTGCATGGTACCTGACCAAACATCCTGACCACCGTGTCCTGTATATCTCTTCCACTTCTAACCTGGCAGAGAAGCAGCTTAAGTTTATCAAGGATATCTTCACATCCAAAATCTATCAACGTTACTGGCCAGAGATGGTCAACAAGGACGAATCCAAGCGAGAGAAATGGACAAACACGGAGATTGCCCTTGACCACCCACTACGTAAAACAGAGGGAGTGCGAGACCCTTCAATCTTTATTGCAGGCCTCACGACTTCCATTACTGGTCTGCATTGTGATGTGGCTGTGCTTGATGACGTTGTCGTACGAGAGAATGCCTACACCCAAGAAGGCAGAGACAAAGTCAAACTGCAGTACTCTCTCCTGTCCTCCATCGAAGGTGTCGATGCCCAAGAATGGGTAGTGGGGACCAGATACCATCCTAAAGATTTGTACAATGATCTGATGGAGATGAACGAAGATATTTACGATGACGAAGGAGAGGTCATAGACTTTGAGCCAATCTACGAAAAGTTTGAACGTATGGTTGAGGACAGAGGTGACGGTACCGGAGAGTTTTGCTGGCCCAGACAACAACGACATGACGGGAAGTGGTTTGGTTTTGACAGACAGACCTTGGCCAGAAAACGAGGAAAATATCTGGACCGAACTCAGTTCTATGCTCAGTACTACAACAACCCCAATAACCCTGAAGGTAGTGGCATTTCCACTGACAAGTTCCAGTACTACGATAAAAAGTACTTGACAAGAACGGGTGGAGTATGGTATCATAAAGGTACAAGATTGAACATCTTTGCTGCGATTGA